ACTGTAACATTTGGGACATTGGGGTTTTATTCTTGGAGACTACAAGTTTTGGAGATGTGATGGCTCAGAATGGTGGCGGTAGGGGTTGGAAAACTGACCCTGAGACTGGGCAACAGGTGATGCCTGCGAAGTGGGCGAAGCTGTTGGATTGGTTGTTGCAGGGACCTGACAGGGTTCCTAAGTTGCAGTATGAGTGGGCGGCTGAGAATAAGATTGCTGCTGATTCGATTCGTCGTATTAAGCGTGATCCTCGTTTTGCCAGGGAGTGGGATCGTCGTGCGGCGGAGTTGAATATTCATCCTGAGCGTACGCAGTCTGTTATTGATGCTTTGCATGCTCAGGCTGTTGGTGGGAGTGTTCAGGCTGCGTCTTTGTATTTGCAGTATATTGAGAAGTTCACTCCGAAGCGTAAGGTTTTGGTTGATGATGACCGTGATGTTGGCGGGTTGTCTGATTCTGAGTTGGCTGACGAGTTGGAGGCTCAGGTTCTTCATTTGAGAGTTGTTGATGGGGATAGTTGATTATGAGCGTGAGGAATCGTTGGGGGAGCGCCCTGAATTTGTTTATGATGGTTCCTTTTCATCTGAGGAATACGATTTGTTCGACGACGACGAGGAACTCGTTTGCGGTTTGGAGAACCCTGAGGTCTGCGAATCTTGCGAATGAGACCGCCGTCAGGGAAAGATTGGGTAATCCTGGGGGTGATGGGAATAGTTGGCGCGTCTACAGTGTATCTGGTGGGGGTATTGTCTCGGATCGTACAGTCTTGGTTCCAGTAAATGACAGAAAATTTGACTAACTGGAAACAGTTTCGTTTAAAAATTAACCTTGGGATGCTTGTCAGCATTATTGGTGTGGTGTCTGTTGTTGTGTGGCAGGGGTTGATGATCCGTTCTCAGATTGATGACAATTCGGATGCTGTTGATGAAATGGTTTACGCTATTGAAGATTTAGCTGGGGCTGTTTCTTTGGCTAACGAGTTGGATAATCGCACTACTATTTTGTTTGGTGAGATTGATAGTTTGCGTGACCAGTATCAGGATCAGGCTGATGTGTGGGTTGAGATTAGTACTCAAGCGGAGCAGATTGAGACTATTAGAACAGAGGCCCGAATTTTGAGACAAGACATTGAGTCTACTTGGAATCAGCAAAACGAGTTTCGTATGGAAGTTGTTGGTCAGGTCGGGGAGTTTGAATCTGCGCGTAATTCGTTGACAGATTTGCAATGGAAGGTCGATGATCTTGATAGGCGTGTCGCTGAACAGTTTGGTGTCGATTTAGGAAGCGATCATCAAGATTATGGTTGGCAGATAACGGATTTGGTTAGACAAGTTGCAGAATTGCAGGGTCGTATGAACTCTGCTAATGACATGGAATGGAAGGTTGACGATTTGGAACGGCAACTTAATGAGGTTAAAGATTCTGTTAGTTATTTGTTGATGGTTGCTGAACAGTCTTATTGGAATGTGAATTAGATGAAAACTTGGATTGACCAGGATCTTTGTACGGGGGATGGTTTGTGTGAGGAGATTTGTCCTAGTATTTTTTATGGACATGATGATGGGCTTTTTTATGTTAAGGAAGCGGGTTCTGAAACGCCTAGAGAGCCTACGCACAGGATGGGTGATTCTGTTTTAGTTCCTGATGATTTGGTTGAGGCTGTTATTGAGGCGGCTGAGGAGTGTCCTGGTGAGTGCATTTTTGTGGAGGTTTAGTGAATAAGACTCTTAAGTTGATTACAGCGATTACGGGTTTGTTGGTGGCGATTGGCACGCTTGTGGGTGCTATTACTGTTACACTAGGGAAGGGTGATGATGGTAAGAGTTATTCGTATACTACGGTAATATTGGATTCTGAAGAAGCGTATGATAATTTTTTGAGAAACCATCCTGGATAAAACATGTCTCGTTTAACTGAATTACAGCAGGAAGCCGAGTGGAGGCGTTGCGTTAGCGACGAAAAGTATTTCATGGAAAACTATTGGCATATAGCCCATCCCGCTCATGGGCGTATCCCTTTCAAGTTGCGTTCAGCTCAGTCCACAGCTTTGGAGCATTGGGCTGACCACAGGTATTCTTTGACTTTGAAAGCTAGACAGATCGGATGGACCACGCTGGTCGCTGCTCACCAGTTTTGGTTAGCATTTTTTCATCCCGATCAGAACATTATTGATCTTTCACGCACGGAGCGTGAGTCTGTTTTATTGTTAAGGAAATCTAAATATGGTTTACAGCATTTACCTGAGTGGATGGTCGCGAAGGGTCCTGAGTCGCTTGTCGAGCATCAGCAGAAAATGGGGTTTGATAACGGGTCGCAAATTACTTCAATGCCTTCAGCATCCGATCCTGCAAGAGGTGAGTCAGCTTCGCTGGTTGTGGTTGACGAATGGGCGTTCCTTCCAAACCCTGAAGAAGCGTGGGCTTCTATAGAACCTGTCGCTGACGTTGGCGGTCGCATTATTGGTTTGTCTACTGCTAATGGGTCTGGTAATTTTTTTCACGAACTGTGGGTTGGTTCTCAAACTGGTAACAACAAGTTCGCTCCAATGTTTTTCCCTTGGTCAGCTACCGAGGACAGGGATGAATCGTGGTATCAGTCTAAGCAGGATTCTATGTTGTCTTGGCAGTTGGCTCAAGAGTACCCGACTACGCCTGAGGAGGCGTTTATCAAATCAGGTAACCCTGTGTTTGATTTAGACAAGTTGGAAGCTATGTCAACTGTAGTCGAACCTGGTGTTATGGGTTACATGAGGGAGACTGCTAAACGGGTAGTGGAGTTCAGAGAAGATGCTCACAGTTTGGCGTAGACCTGTCAGTAACCAGATTTATGTTCTGGGTGTTGACACGGCTGAGGGTTTAGCTCACGGCGATTATTCGTGTATTCAGGTGTTGGATGTTCGTTCAGGTGAGCAGGCTGCTTGCTGGCATGGGCATATCCCGCCCGATCATTTAGCTGAGGAAGTGTTCATGTTGGGTTTGTGGTATAACGATGCTTTGTGTTGCGTGGAGTCTAACAATCATGGTTTGACTACAATCGTGCAGTTGCGTCATTTGGGGTATCCTAACATGTTCAGGAAACGTTCTGTGAATAAGGTCACTAATAAGGTTTCTCAGGAGTTTGGTTGGAAAACAACTAGGACTACTAAACCTTTGTTGATTGACGATTTGGGAATGGCGTTGCGTAACGACGAGTTGAAGCTGTTTGACAGGAACACTATTAACGAGTTGAAAACTTATGTTCGTAATGAGCGTGGCACGATGTCGGGTTCTCCTTTTGATGACCGTGTGATGGCTTTGGCTTTGTCTAATCAGATGCGCCAGTATGCGTTCATGCCCGAATATGCTCCCGCTGCTGACGATTACTGGACTGTGGATTGGTTTAAGAACCTTGTTTTGTCCGAAAAAGAGTCTCCGAGTACCCGTATCGGGTCAAAAACTGTGCGTGGGACAGTATAACCGTATTATTTAGAGACTATAGGAACCTAGGAGGTTCAAATGGCAAGATTTGTTTCCCACACGAGTGCCAGCGAAAACGTTGATGGATCTGGTACTTCAGGTGGCAATAACAAAATGGAACGTGGTTCAAGCGTTGTAGCTAACCCTGTATGGGAGCCAGGTGGTTCTCAGGATTTCGCTCAACGTTTCGACAGCCCAGAGTACGCTCACATGACTGGTGGTTATGGTGAGACTGCTGTGCGTGAAACACCTATGAATCAGCATGGTGTGACTGGCAAGGTTGAACCTAATGTTGATCCGCAACCACGATTGCAGGGTTGGAACGCTGAAGGTTTCGGTCCTCGCCCTAGCTAGTGGCTGTTTTAGCGCCTGACGCTTCTTTCAAAGAGTTCGCAGAATACGTCGAAGCCCACAAGGGGCCTAAGACGGATGTTGAGCTTGAAGAATTATGGGAGTGGCGGCAAAAATTGTTGGGACTCAGGGTGATAACTGGGGCGGTTACACGTTCCAGGTTACCTGAAGATGAACAGCATTTAACTTTACGTGAACGTGAAAACAAGTTGGTAGCTGAAGCGAAAGCTCAAGGCAGGAACATAGAGAAGGTCTGATGGCTCGGAAAACCCGTGCTGAACAACACAGCATAACTTTACAGAAGATAACGGCAGCGGCTCGTTGGCGTGACGAGATGGGTTATGACCAGTTGTGGCGACGCATGGTTGATTTGTACCGTGGGAAACATTGGCCTCGCACAACAGTCAGCAACGAGGATCTGATCGCAGTCAATTTGGCTTTCTCAACTGTTAACGTTATAGCTCCCGCTGTTTCAGTTAACCACCCTAAAATAGTTGTCACCCCCAACCAGCCTGAAGATGAGGACAGAGCGGCTTTCGTTGAAGCTGTAGTCAACCATCTGTGGAGGCATCACGATTTCCGCAAGCCTTTCCGTCGTTCTGTTAAAGATTTTCTTATTTTCGGTCACGGTTGGTTGAAAGTCGGTTGGAATTTTGTTGAACAGGAACGCACCCTCAGCGACACTGAACGTGATGAACTGTTCATAGATGCTGTCGGTGAGACAGATTTGTTCGCTATGGAAAACCCTGAAATGGCAGGCGATTTGCCTACAGACGAGCAGATGGCTGCTAACATTCCCGACACTGCGATGATGGTCGTTGAAGATCAGCCTTTCATCGAAAGAGTGTCGCCTTACGACATTTACATAGATCCTGAAGCTACATGCCTGGAGGATGCACAGTGGATTTGTCAACGCATAGTTCGACCTTTGGAGGAAGCTAAGAAAGATAAACGTTACAAGGCTTCTGCACGCAAAAACCTTGGTGCCGATTCTGTTTTAAACCCTATGTTCACCCCCACTGACAGGGAACAGCAAGACCAGTATTTGCAGGACATCGTGGACAGGACAGTCATTTTCGAGTTTTACGACATTGTTAACAACAAAATGAGTGTGTTAGCTCAGAACGGTGAGGAGTTTTTAGTTGACCCTATCCCAATGCCTTATGCTTACGGGCAGCCTTTCGTCATGTTACGAAACTATGATGTCCCCGATTATTTCTATCCGATGGGCGATCTGGAAGCTATCGAATCTCTCCAAGAGGAGTTAGATAAAACACGCTCCCAGTTGGTTAACGCACGTAAACGTTACGCTCGCAAATATTTGTTCCACGAAAGGTCTTTCGGTCCTGAAGGTCGAGAGGCTTTAGAAGCTGATGAAGATGGCAGGCTTGTGCCTGTTGTAGACGAAAACAAGTCGTTGAACGAGGTTGTTATACCTATGCCTCAAACACCTTTGTCTCCTGAGATTTACAACTATTCCGCTATTATTGAACAAGACATTAACACTGTGTCAGGCGTGTCAGAATACGCACGTGGTTCAATGCCTGAAATTAGGCGCACAGCCACTGAAGCATCCATTATCGCTGATGCTCAGAACGCTAGAGCTGCGGACAAACTAGCTATTATTGAAATAGGTATAGGTCACTTGGCGCGTCGTGTCATACAGTTGATGCAACAGTTTATGACGGGTGAACAGATGGCTCAAGTCGCTGATCGTGGCGGTCAGAATCTTTTTGTTCCGTTTGAACGCGACGACATTATAGGCGAGTACGACTTTTCTGTTGAGGGCGGTTCAACTCAGCCGATGAATGAAACTATACGAAAACAGCAGGCAGTGTCGTTGATGAACGCTGTCGCCCCGCTGGTGGGTGTGGTCATAGACCCTGCTGCTTTAGCTAAATACGTGTTACAGACAGGTTTCGGGGTTAAAAACCCTGACAAGTTCTTAATACAACCAGGGCAACAAACACCTCAAGATTTGCAAGCGGCTCAAACCGAGTCGGGTGGGGTGCTTAACCCTTTCGGGGGGGCGCAAGCGCCCATCCCTGAAAACCCAGATTTAGGTGCTTTTGCGCCAACAGGCGGCGTTCCCCCAGAGTTGTTAGCGCAACTCCAAGGTCAAATGGGAATGGATTTAGGCGCTTTGTAACAGTTTTCATGGGACACTAAATCCTGTGATTATAGGAGCAACCCTTAGGACTCCAAAGGAGAAAACAGAATATGGAAGAAGATGTAACGGAATCCACTGAGGTGGACACTCCAGAATCTTCAGTTGAGGTTCAAGAGGAACCTGCTGGCGACACCTATGCCGTGAAAGTGGATGGGGAGGAGCAAGAGGTCAGCCTCGATGAGCTTCGGGATGGATACCAGAGACAGTCGGATTACACCCGTAAAACGCAGGAACTGGCATCCGAACGTAAACGATTGCAACAGGCAGAAGCGATAGTTGCCGCACTGGAGTCAGATCCAGCAGGCACGCTAACAGCTTTAGGCGACGCTTTCGGGGTTGATAATCAGCCAATACCAGACGGATCTTACGATTCGGACTATGAGGCAGAGGACCCAACCACGCAGCGTTTAGCCCAGTTGGAAGCAAGGTTGGAAGCCCAGGATCGTTTACACAGACGTAATGAAATGGAAAAGCAAGTTGACAACTTAAAAGAGAGGTACGGCGACTTTGACGAGTCTGAACTTTACCAACACGCTCTGAGTAATCGGATAGGCAACCTGGAAGCTGCGTTAACACACATGCGGTACGGGGATGTTGCTGATAGGGCAGAGAAATTGGAAAAAGAGCAGGAACGCACTGAAGCTAAACGTGACGCAGGTGTTGTTGAACCGACGGGTTCTAAACAAACAGGTTCGTCTACAGACACCGCTCCTAAAAATGTTGGCTCGCTTCGTGAGGCTTACGCTGAAGCGAAACGGGAACTTGCAGATAGATAAACTATTAGTGAGGTAAAACAAAATGGCGGCAGGAAACGCTAACTTTGACGAGATTCTCTCAACCACACTGAAAAACTATATCCCTAAACTGACTGATAACATTTTCACGGCTAGACCACTGTTCTACGCTTTGACAAATGGTCAGACAATTAGGCGTGTTTCAGGTGGTGCGAAGATCGTCGTTCCTATTATTTATGGAACAAACTCAACCGCTGGTTCTTACTCAGGCACTGATACTATTTCCACAACTGCTCAGACTGGCATCACAGCCGCTGAGTACGACTGGAAACAGTACGCTGCCACAGTAACAATCAATGGTATAGAAGAAGCCAAAAACAATGGCGAAGCACAAATCATTGACCTTCTTGAAGGAAAAATTTTCCAAACTCAGGAAACAATTATTGAAAACATGAACACCATGTTCTTCGGTAACGCTACAGGCAATGGTGGCAAAGACTGGATGGGTCTATCGGCTCTAGTCGGTCTTGGCAACGATGATGGTTCAGCAGCTTTAGCTGGTATCGACGCAACAGACGCTGATAACTCGTGGTGGAGATCACAGGTTAACAACGTAGGTGGCGCTCTTACTCAAGCTGAAATGGCTACCACATACAATAATTGTTCAGTTGGTAACGACCAGCCTACAATTATCATCACAGGGCAAACCCAGTATGAAACATACGAGGGTCTCCTTGAGGGACAGATCAGGTACACCGACACCGACATGGCTGACGGTGGGTTCCAGAACCTTCTTTTCAAGGGATGTCCAGTAACATTTGATGGTACTCTCGCAGGTGAAGGCAAAATGTATATGCTTAACACCAAGTACCTTCAGTTAGTGGCCCACAGCGACGTATGGTTTAAACCAACCCCGTTCGTGCGCCCAACCAACCAAGATGCGGTATTCTCACAGTTGCTGTGCTACGGCCAGTTGACCACGAGCAATCGCGCCCGTCAAGGCTACATGTACGGTATCACACCTGCATAATTTGACGGCATAGGGGTAGTTTTCATAGGAGTTTAACATGGGATACGAAAAACAATATGCGTACAAGAAAGGGGCTAGACCTTACGGGGAACCGTCGGCTGGCACCAATTTCAAAGATGCGTCACCGCGACCACAAACCGTTGGAGCATCACGTAAAGTTCATCGTGTAGCAGATACGTCTGTTGCCCCTGTTGCTCCTGTGAAAGCACCTACTGAAACAAAAAAGGTTAGGAAACTTTCAGAATCCGAGTAGGGGTTTAATTTGCAACTAAGCAGTATGCGAAGCTATGTCCGTGACATAGTGGACATAACAACAAACGACATTTCTGATTCGACGATGAACACGTTTATCCGCGAAGGGTACAACGCTATCGTCTACTCGGAGAAACGGTGGCCTTTCTACGAGGCTGCTGTTACTTTCGACACTGTTGGAAATCAGAAAGATTACCCGATTGCAGATGTAGCCACCAATCTTAGTATCACACACGATGGTGTTACTTTCTCAGGAGCTTCAGCGCCATCTAACGTTGGTTTGCGCGAAGTGGCTTCTTTGAAAACGGATGACCATATTTTAGAATTTATAGGCTACGACACGGGTGACATTATTTACCCGTTGAACTCGAACACTTCAGGTGACCCTTGGTACTGGTCTATGTGGGCTTCAGGTTCCAGCGCCAGCGCAGGGGTAAGCAACCAGGTTATTCGTTTGTATCCAACTCCGAGCGGTGTTAAAACAATTTATTTGCGTGGCTACCGTAACCCTGTGGAGTTTGGTGGCAACACAGCAATTTATCGTACGGCTATAGCTGACGCTAACACACCTGATTTGCCTGATCCTTTCAGCAGTGTTCTCGCTTTGTACGCTATTTACAGATCATATCAGCAGCAGGAAGATGCTCCGATGGGGCAACAGTATTACGCACAGTTTATTCAAGAGTTGGAGAACCTTCGGGCAAGGTTTGAGGACACTCCTGCTTCTCAGCCTGTTTTGTTGAACAGTGTTCGTGCGAGCAGGTGGATGTCTCAAAGTTATATGCCTAGACGTTTGCGTTACTCATGGGAATCATAAAGGATGGCTTTACAAGCACAGTTACCTCCCGCTAACACTCCTGAACCTTACCGTTACGACGAGAAGTCTGATTTCACGGGTGGTTTGAATCTTAGAGCTGACCAGTTCAATTTGGGTGAAACTGAATCTCCTTCCTTGTTGAACGTTTCTGTTGACCCCAGGGGTGGTGTTCGTCGCCGTAATGGTGTCACAAAAGTCAATGCTACGGAGTTGTCGAACGAGATTAACAGGTTGATGACCCATTACGAGTCGGGTCAGAATCAGATTCTCGCTACGACCATAGACACCGGGGCTGCTCAATCACAGTTGTATTACAATGATGACGCTTCGGGTAATTT